AGCTCTATCGCTGTCGAATAAGGGAATGAGGGTTTATATGTTTTCATTTTTTGACCCTCCTATAACTTATAGCTTAGCTGCGTCGCTCTCTGCATGAAATACTCAGAGAGCTTTCCGTCAGCTGCGCCATAATTCCATAAATCAGCGACCCCCCTAGAGACTATGCCAGACGTAATGTAAACCGACTTCACGCCTGCGTCAGTCAAAAAGGCTATAACCTCGTCAATATATACTGTTAATGTATCGTCCTGATAGTCGCCCTCTATTCCTAGCGCTTTTTTAACGCTTGTCAGCATGTTAGCGTCTGCCATGTTTAGTCCCTCCAATAACTCCTGCTATAAGGCAATGCCCTATAGCAGGAAAATTAATTAAAATCCAACTTTTGAAATTGTTACAGCGCTGTCTGCAAGCTCTGCTTTGTAAAGAGTAGAGCCATCTGCTACAACGTCGCCCTCAGGAGTTGTTGCAGCTCCTGCGATTGTAAAGCCCTGATAATTCAAAGCAGGGATAAAGTAAACTGTTGCTGCGCTAACGCCATCTGCAAAGTCTAAAGACTCAACAGGCTCAGCTGCTAACTGATCGCCGCTAGCTGCTGTTGTGAGCTCAAAAACGCCTACAGAAGTAGCCTGCAAAGCTGAGATTGTCTCGCCTGCAATTTTAAAAATATTGCCGTAAAGTGTTAATAAATCTGTCGCCATAACAGGGACGATTCTATCTGTATTAATCATTATTTTTTCCCTCCTAAAAATTTATTAAGATTCTGCGGCAGCCCATGCGCCGTCTACAACCTTTAAAATCTTGCCGTCGTCCTCAGCTGTAACCTCTGGGAGAGTTGCGGCTGCAACTCCTGAGGCAACTGTAGAGATAGCCTTAATCATTTCAGGGATTGTATTAATATTTTCAACGTCCTCAATGTCGCCGCCTAATACAACATATAAGCCCTGTAATGCTGTAATATTGTTATCCATTCTGCTACCTCCTTATTTCTTCTTAATAAGGACAAAGCCCTTAGGATCTAGCACGCGTCCGTCTACAATTGTGAGGAGCTTGTTAACCCATTTATTAGTTTCCTCGTCAAAGTAGCGTTTCATAGCCATTTCCATATTTGTATTAATTGCGTACTGCTCTGGCTGCCAGAAAATACCGATAACGTCGCCTACTTGAGCTGTGTCAAAGTCTGGCAATACGTCAGGCTCTACTAAACTAATAGCACGTCCGAAAAATGTTCCGTTAGGATTAGCTGAGTCGCCGTCGTTAACTTCTAAGCCTGTAGCCTGTCTAAAGATTGGATTGTTGTTGGCGTCTGCCATTGTCTCTAAGTAGCTGTCAACTGTAGCAAGTGGGAAAATAAATTCGCCTGCTCTATATCCTAGTGGCAAAGTAGCAAAGAATTTCTTTCTCCACGCTGTCCAATTGTTAATCTCTGCTGCTGTCATTTCAACAACATTTGTAACTCTAGGATCATTTAAGATACCTAACATTTGTCCTTTACCTGTGCCGTTTACTATGCCTAAATCCATAGCCTGTAAATAAGCCTTAACCATGATTGAAACGACTTCACGCTCGAATAAATCGAGAGCAACGATTGAGCTTAATAGAGTCTGAGCAACTCTAATCTCGCCAATGTTATACTCAAACATAATATCTTCCATTGTGCCGCCGTCTTGACGTGGGCTAACTGTAGACTCCGAAATCCAATGGAAAGTAGCCTGCAATTCGCCAACAGGGAAACGGACGCCGCCCTGCACGTTGAGCTTTCTAACCTTGTTAAAGAGCTGTCCGTATACTTTACGAATTTCGTTAATAAACTCCTGAATAAGAGTTTTTGGAATAATAGCGCCTAGCTGCTCTGTGTTTGCAGCGTTGCCGTTGCGTGTTTGCATGGCTTTAATTCCGTCCTGAATTAGTGGAGAAATTGTGCCGCGCTGCACATAATCCTTAAATGCTAGTCTATACTCCATAGAGTCAAACATATCCTCGTTAGAGCGCTGTTGTGTGTTAGCTGCGCCCATGCCAAAGCTAGCAACAGGATTAACGAGTGTAGCGTTAGCAGGAACTTTAGAGCGCTCCTCTGTCTTTTCCTCTGTAGCTGCTGCCTCCTCCTCGTTAAGAGCGTCAAGCTCGCCCTGAGTCTCGTTAATCTCTGCGTTAACGTCCTCAAGCTCCTCAGTGAGTGAGCGAACCTCGTTAACGTCTGTAGAGGCGTTGCAGCGCTCTGCTAACTTAGCTTTCTTTGCTTGCAATCTAGCAAGTCTCTGCTCTAATACTTTCTTTCTCATTTTTAAACCCTCCTAAAGTTTTGATCTAAAGTTAAATTTCGCTTTTTCGAGCTCTAACTCTGTTAAATCTGTCTCCACAGATTGCCCTCTCTCCTCTTTAGCTTTCTCCAAAGCTAAACGGGCGCTCTCCAACGCCTCCTTAGATCGAGCATTTATCGTAGTGGATTCATACGCCGGAAAAGAAACCGCGCTGACCTCCACAACAGAACCAATTTTACGGACGTGCCTAACAGGGTGAGTTGACTCTAAATCGTCCCACTCCTCCTGATCTATAGAAAACATAAAGCTCATGCCTGTTATGTCTCCACGCTGCACAGCTGAGTAAAGAGCTCTAGCCTCTGAGTTGTTTTCTGTGTCAAGCTCAACCTCAATAGCTAGTCCCTCGTAGTCTGGGCTTAGCTGCATAGTGCTATTGCCGTTATTTCTACGACTCCTAGCAAGAGGGATCTTGCTAATGTCGTGATTAACTAAAAATCTAACGTCCGTTAAGTCTGCGCCATCTAAAGCGCCGCGCTCGATAACTTCATCAAACCAACCTAAATCCGTTTTAGACTCGTAAACTATAGGACGACCTGTTATTATATTGCCCTTATCGCCGCTCTCAGCTCTAACCTCAAAGCTATAGCTGCGCTGCTCTAATGGCTTTTTATCTTTCATTTTTTAGCCCTCCTCCTGATTTTCTTCTTCCTCTGTCTCTGGCTCAATATGTTTAATCCAGACTTCTTTTTTAATTACGTTTAGATTTTCGTCTAAAAGCAAAACACAAATTTTGATTGGACCTGCTCCAATATCCCCCAAAGGCTCAAAAAACTTTCTATAAGCTGTTTCGTTGTTGTCGTATGGAGTAAGTTTTCGTGTTTCTGTTCCTGTTGAATTTGTTGTTACCTCAACTACATAAAATCTTTCGTTCATTTTTTCCCTCCTTGTGAAATTATTTAACTTAATATCCAATAGCCACCCAATTTATTAAATCATATAAATAATTTGAATGCGTGCAGCGTCAAATCCTGTAGCTGTTTGTTGAACGCATTCAACCGTCCCATCTGTTTTTACTCTTCCCGCCATAGGTTTACAAAATGTTGTGTCAACAAAGGAAAATGATATTTCATGCGTTGGTCTAAAATCTAATGCATTAATTTGAAATAATTTCAGCCATGCATTAGTAGTTGTGGCTGTAGAAGAACAACAAAAAGTTATAACCACTAGATTATTAAATTTAGAAATTGACAAAGATTGCATGTTCGTGGCAACGCTTCCTGTGTAATTTACATTTGTTGTCGTACTTATAGTTAAATCACTCTTTATCTGAGTAAGCTCCTCGCCTATAGTAGTTTCAGAAATATTAACTCCAACAGTAATAGTGCCACCCGTTGCAATGGTATCTGTTACTACATAGAAATCTCCATTTCTTAAAATATAATCGCCTTTGTAATATGTTTTAGACGCTGTAGCTCCATTTTCTACCCCTGAGATTAGAGCTAAAACAGAGTCTATATTGCCTTGTAATACTTTTCCCTGATTAGCTGACAAAGGTTTATTAGTGTCTGTAGAAATTAAATTGTCCTTAACATCAGATTGAGTAAGCGGATTAGTTAAAGTGTCCTGCTTTCCTGCTAATGCCGTATATACGCCGCCAGAAGTTACAGGATTTGTTGAACTTGCTGTAGGCGCTGAGTCAAATGTTAAAGGCTCTTGACTTATTGCTATCCACTCATACTCAGCAGGATCTGACTCAGGAACTAACTGACACTCATAAGTAACGCCCTTTGTGTAAGTTGCTGTCGTTGCTCCAACATATAGCCGCTGCTTTCCTACTAAATCAGCGCTCGCTGTTGGCATTGTGTCAGTAGCTATTAATCTCTTATCTGCGCTTGTATTAATAGCTCCTAAAGCTCCCTCTACTGTTGTTTGAGAAGTGCCCTCTACAACAACAGGCGTTGTAAGAGTCTTATCTTGCTTTGTGCTAAATGTGCCAAATACATTGTCTGTCCATGCTCCCCATGTGCCGCCTGTTTGAGTCCTAAACATGTAATTGCCTGTTGTTACATCACATGCAATTTGAGTACAATAACCGCTCAAATAATAGCCTGTCACTATGAGAGTCATATAATTAAAAGGTGCGTTTGTGCATGTCATAGCGTTGTAAAAGCCACTAGTTGTAATATTGTTTAAATCCTTGCTATAAAGCTCCATTGAGCCCTTAGCATTGTTTGGAATATCTGCGAGAGTTGTATAAAGCTGCTCGTAAATCTGAGAATAAATAACTTTATTCTGCACAGGATTTTCGCTCGTATCAGATAAAGCTGAGTCAATTGTTAAAGTGTCCTGCTTTCCTGCTAATGCCGTATATACGCCGCCAGAAGTTACAGGATT